CATCTGATACAAGAGACATGAATTGACCTAGTTCTTGCATTAGTTATCTACCTTTGCGCCTGCTCTCCATTGTTGACAACTCCAATATCTAGCCTTTGTTTTTGGCCCTGGGTTATCACAATTGTGTCTTGCCCTAAATGATTTTCTTCTAGCAGGGTCATCTCTTTTTATTTCTAAATTAGGATCACCAAAACGAACTACAACTACGTTACCCTTTTCGTTTTTTACATATACTTTAAACTTTTTATTAGGGTTTTCACTTGTACGTATAGGATCATTTAATTTAACTTTTCTTCCCTCAAACTCAGCAGACTCAACAATTTCACCCCAAGTATTTCTTAAAATAAAGGTGCCAAAAGAATCTAATGGTTCTTTCTTTTGTTCAGTGATATTTGAATCAGCACATTGACCACAACAATCTGGTGTGCCACAATTATCATGTTGTTCGTCATCGCCAACTTTTTCAATTAATTTATTGTATGTTTCTGTAAGTTTAATATACCAATCATCACCATATCTTAATTCATACTTTTCATGTGTCTCTTCTTTTTTATACCATTTTTCTATTTCTTCTTTATTTAATTTTTTGTTTTCACCTGGTGTCACTTCTTTTGTATGATCACCGTATGATTTACCTATATCGTATGAATCACCAAACATCTTCTTAAATTTTTTTGTATATTGAGATGGTTTAGTTTTACCTTTAGAATCACCAGGTGCTGGTTTATATGCGGCTGGATTATCATCATCCATTTTTGCACCTTTTCTAAAATGAGCAGCTCTCGCATCTTTGGTCTTCTTTTTAACACCAGAGTAATACTTTGCAGGTTGTGTGCCTGGTTTATCTTTGACATCTTTATCTTGTCTTACAGGTGTGATCTCTTTTTGTTCATATTTAATTTCATGCAACCATGCTTTATGAACTTTACCATTATTGTCGTTAAATGTAACATAGTTTGTACCTCTTTGAATTATTTTTCCCTCGATACCTTTTGCTTCTATTAAATCACCAATTTTCCATATTTGACCTATTAAATATCTGTCTCTGAGTTCTTCGTATTCATTCATGATGCCCATATCTTTCTGTTCTCTTATACCCATGTATTTTCTTACATCTCTGAATAATTTTTTTCCGTCTCTAAATCCTTTTGGTAATCCGTCTGCAAAATCATCATATTCACCTTTGTTTGCATGATATCTCATTTTAGAAGCAGACATACCAGATACACCCTCTGCGTCTGGGTCTCTCTCTCCAGCAGAGACAACGTTAATGTTATCAAACTTATAGAATCCGTGTCTTTTACCTTCTACACCATTATATTTTTTTAACAATGTTTCAAACTCTTTTACTCTATCAGAACCTGCAACCATTGTTAAGTTAGTGAATCCTTGTTTGTGTAATTTAGTTGCAATGTCAATAGCCGTAATCGCACTTTTATCTGCAATAATATTTCTTTTATGTCTTGGAAACATTTTTCTCATATATGCTACTTTGAGTGCATGTGGTAATGGATCTTTATTTTGATTTTGTGAGAAACTAGGATATATTCTATATTCATCTGATCCAGCAACTTGTTTCACTTTATTAATTAATTTTTCATGACCTGTGGTTGGTGGATTAAATCTACCAAATGCAAACACAACTGATTTGCCTGGTTGTTCATATGCGTTAAATTTTTTAATCATCTTTTTTCTGTCTTGCTCTTTTGACTTTTTCAATCTCTGCTTTTTTAACTTTTATTAAATTTCTCTTTGCAATCTTTTCGATTGCAGCACCATATTTTGCATTTACAATTTGATCTATTTTCATCTTCTGCATTGGTGCCATCTGATCATATTTTGGATAAAACTTTTTACGAATTATTTTTCTTGCCATCTTAGTTGCCTTGACACGTTGTTTCATAGGCGAGGCAATCTTTTTCATTGCTCTTTCTCTTTTGGCTTTGAATGCTGATGTTTTTGCGAGGCGAGCCATTCTTCTACCAATCTTTCTTCTTTGTGCGACTGATACGACTCGTTCTTTGAGGTCTTCTAGTAAATCTTTTATTGTTTTCATCTATCCCATGCCTTTATTGCAGTAAAATTATTAAACGAAAATTCCATTCTATCGACTAATTTCACAGCATTACCTGACACCCTATCTATTGCGACATAACCCTCTGGGTTTACCACTTTATATCCATTATCAGTCCGTATAAAAGTGCCTGTTAGTTGTTTTACACTATTTAGTTTTCTAACAATTTGCATTTTTGCATCAATCATAAAGTTTTGAAACTTTACAACTTCAGTTAGATTTCTTACATGTTTCTTAATTTCTATGGTATATTGTTTAGATATATTCTCATATTTCTTCTTACCAGCAGGTGTTTTTACTTTATCAGTCTGTTTTTTAACTGAATCTTGTACCCAATTGACATATTCTGCGGCATGTCTGTTAGCATTTTTTACCTTTTGTCCTCTTCTTACTTTACTATTTGTGTAAGTTTTATATGAAGCACCTGCTAAAGCACCAGTCATAGATTCTTGAAGTCTAAGAAACTTATTTAACATTGGTGCGTTTATTTTTTGAAATGTTTTTCCTACCTCTGATAAAGTTTTTGTAACCAGTGCAGTTTCTTTTGCATTGAATGTGGCTTTACCTGACACGTCTTTATATGTCGCATCATCCATCCAAATCGAAGCAGATTTATTTAAATTACTGATATTTGCACCAAAAGATGCTTTCATATCTGGCAGTGTCTTACCAGAATATGTTGTGTGCCACACAACTCCTATTTTTGCTTTTTTCATAATCTTACCTAAATCAGAATCTACTGGCACTGAATAAACTATTGTATTTGGTTGAAATGTATAAACTTTTTCACCATCTATTGTATCAGTTTCGAGATCGTTAGTAAACATAAGATCACCTTGAAGAACTCCTTTGATACCTAACTTTGCAAACTCTTTTAGTGCAACTTTAAATTTTGCATTTAGTTCACCTGATAAATCTGCGTCAATCTCTGCGTTTGTCTTGTATAATTTTGGGTTAACATTGAATACTGACTTCTTAGCAACAAAAAACTTTCCGTCCTCTGGGTCTATACCTGCGAATATTGCTGGAGCACCATCCCATTTAACAGTCATATTTACAGATGATCTACTTGCACCTGCTAACATGTCTCTTAAACTTCTTAAAAAGTTTATTGCAGCTCGTCCACCTGGCACACCAAAGTTTATGATCTCATCTTCGATATGTTCTAGATGTAGATTTTTACCTGCTTGTTCTTCTAAAAATTTTATCATTTCTTTGACAATCCGTTATATTTTACTGCAAGACTAAACTGTCCTAGTTTTTTTAATCCAGCATGACCTGATTTATTTGTACGAATAGACATACTCATTTTTAAAGTATCTGGGCCAGATGTTAATTCTATGAACCAATTTTGTTTTGATGATTGAGAAGATGTGGCTTTAATAAATTTAACCTGTGGTAAAAAAACACCTAGTTGATCTTTATCTGTAACTTCTTCGTAATCACTACCAACTGCTTTAATAACTATAGTAGGAACATCAGGTGCATCTCTTAATATATTTGTTTTTATATATTTAATTGTGTTATCTTTATTCTTATTAAATAATTTTATTATACCTTGTCTCATAATTTCAAGATAATCGTTGTAAAATTTTTCATATTGTGCATTATTTTTTTTATCAAAGTTTCTTAATATATCTTTTGTTTTTCTATCTCTAATAAATGATCTCTCAGGTGGCATACCAGGTATTTTAGAATATACTGATTTGTATGCCAATGACATTAACTTACCATAGTTTCTATCTTTAAACTCATCAAATACTTTTCCTATGTAAGTGTTTAATTGTGGTTCAGATGTTTTCTTTCCACCTGCTTTTAAACTAACCCCTAAAATTTTATTATCATTGTAAGTAATAAACATATCACCTGGGTGTTTACTTGGCACACCTGCAGGCTTTGATCTGTATCCCCAAAACAAACTTTTTATCTTTTTATTTTTATCTTCTTGTTTAATATATTTAAGAACACCGATTGCGTTTGCCATTTTATCATTAAACTTAGTTGATGTATCTGCCTTGTTAATTGTTTCCTCTGCGGCTTTTATATCTTTTGCACCAACACACTTTAGTTTTGAAACATCAATACCAAGTAAAAACTGATGAAATGATACGATATCTTTTGGATTAAATTTCTTTTCGAATGCGATTAATGGAAATAATTCTGTAATACTTGAATTTAAAGTAGTTTCACCCATACCACCAGAGAGTGGTTTTACAAAAATTCTAAAACTTCTATTTTGATATATGCCATCAATTGGATCAACTGATGATGAACTTGTTCCTAAAGATGACTTGATACCTGCTTGATTAAGATTTCTTAGTATCTCATCTCTATCGGTTTCTCTATCTGATGAACGAACAATATAAACATCTCTTTTGGATGTTGATTGTTTCTCAGACTTTTCATAACTCAAACCTCTCATGATGTCTTTTGGAATATCTTCTTCAAAAAGATTTTCCTCAACAATGATTAGTTTGGGTTTATAAGAATTTTTTCTAGGTCTTACTTGTTGTACAAATCTACTAATAGACATCGCTCCCCCATTTAATACTCATATATTTATGTTTTGTACATCCTCATATGTGGAGGTATTCGATCTTTACCGAATGTTGGTTTTTTGTTTTGATTCATGCACCAATCTAGTGCATCGTCTTCAAATTCAAAGTTCCATACCACCTCATTTGATTTAATATCTATACAATTATAAGGATAATTAAGATTGGAATCATCCATATCTACGTAATATCTAGACTTTAATTTCTTGGAATTTCGCATACCTCTCTCCACTATTCGATTTATCAAGTGCAGGTATCTCATCTTCTTGACCACTATCAACTAAATCAGTCTGAGCATTTAGTTCTACATCATATAGTTTCATTTTTGATCTGTCTATGCCTAATACAAATCTTTTGTTTACAGTAGGATCATTATATCTATTTTTTAATTGTTTAACAGTAATTTGTTGTAATTCTTCCATTTCTTCAGTTGAGATCAACGCAAACATAAAGTCTGCTGTTGCAGGTAATCCAAATGATTCTGATGTATCCTCAAGTCCTATATCAGTTGATACATATCCACCCCTTGTAGTCTGTGTAGCGGACACTATAGGCACGTTATTTTCAACTGCTAGACCTCTTAATTCCTCTGCGATAGATTTGATTAGTGTATAGGAATTAATGTTTGAGCCCCCCTTAAATCGACTTGAAGCGCATATATTTAAGTAATCTATGAAGATTATTTCTGGTTTGAAACTCTTTTTTATAGATAATTCTTGTAGTAGTGAACGAAAATGATTAGTATGTGCTGATGCTGTGGGATATTCTTTAATGATAAGTTTACCTTTTACTTTCTGCATAATCTTCTCAATCTTATCATCATACATTGGTTTTGGTAAATCTTGAAGTGACTCCATACTCACATTCATAAGATTTGCATCTATTCTCTCTGCGATTCTTTCCTCTGCCATTTCTAAAGTTATATAAAGAACATTTCGTCCTTGATTAATACAGTTTGCGGCCATGTGACACATGAACAAAGACTTTCCTACACCCGTGCCTGCAAGTGCGATATTTAAAGTTTTTTGTGGAAGTCCACCTTTTGTAATTTTATTAAAGTATTCTAAATCAAAAGGTATACGTTCTTCTTTACGGTGTAAATAATCAAATCTATCTGAAGCGTCTTCAATATAATCATGACCAACTCTATTATCAAAAGATACTGATAGTGCGTCTGTTAAAAGACTTGGAAGTGCGTCTGGTTTACGTGAGGAATCTCTACCTTCAATAATAGAGATTCCGTCCACGACGGCATTATAGATTGCCCTATCTTTACAGAATTTTTCGGTAGTATCAGTTAACCACTCGCTATCAACTGAGTCCTCTGTAAAGTTGCTAATAATATTTGTTATATCTTTATATTGTTGTTCCGATAAATCTTTTCGATTATCAAGTTCAACTTCTAGAGATGTTTTTGTAGGAAGTTTTGAATACTTTAATGCAAACGAATTTATCTCATTAAAGACAACTCTTTGATTTCTATCTTGAAAGTATTCTTCTTTTAAAAATGGTAAAACTTTTCTAGCATAATTTTCATTTGCTATTAGGTTCTCTAGTATTGTTAGTGTTATATTTTTCATCAAGTATGTCCATTAGTATATCGCCTATTAGTTCAAAAAACTTATCGTTGAATTTTTCTCTAGGTATTGCGTTGTTTTCTATAATATCATATTCAAATTGCATTGTCAATTTGTCATCTTTTTCAATTGGTGTGACTTTACCATACTTATAAATTACTCCAGCATAATCACCCTTGTTTATTCCTATACAAGTTTGATCTGGGTGTGATGCAGATTCTATGTAACTGAATTTTTTTTTAGTCAAGTAACTAATCCACTTACAACTTCAGTATATGCTTTATTTATATTTTGATTTGAAGGTGTGACTAATATTACACCACCATCTCTAAAAATTATTGTCTTAGGATTCTCTTCACCTGTCATGCAAACACCTCTTGCAAATCCCATTTTGCCCTCTTCGGTACTTACCATCATTTTTGGATTATTTAAATAAACACCAGTGTCATCATTTTTTTCTAATCTTCCAACGAACTCACCATGTGGTGTTAAAACTGTAACTAAATCACCTTGTTTCATTTCACTCATTACTGTCTCCATATGAATATTCTTTCATTGCCGCCTCTTCTAATTTTGTCATTACTTCATCTGTAAAATATTCTTGTGGATTATCATTTATAGACTTTCCAAATACTTTACGACCATCAGGTAGTTCAAACTTAGTAGAAACTTTTTTAAATATATTATATTTTTCTGCGAGTGCAAGTAAACCATAATATTTGTCAAGACCTTTATTGTAAGTTAATCTCACTTCACAAGTAGAATTCTCTTTAGTCAATCTTGACTTTTGATTTTTTGCTTTGATTATATTACCTACAACTTCCGTTCCGTCTTTTTCTTTTTTCTTACTTAAATAGACGATACTACTTGCGGCATATTTAAGTCCACTTCCACCACCCATTTCTTTCATTGGAACATATGATCCAACGACATCATAAGTATGATTAGTAACAACCATAGGAACTTTTGCTTTTCCTAACTTCAATGTTAGTATTCTAAATGCAGCCTTGAGAACTTGAGCTCTTGTCATATCTCTTGTTTCTTTTCCTTCGGCAGTATCTTCAACTTCTTTTGTTGTTGATAACATCCCTAAAGAATCAAGACACATAAACATTGGTCTTTTTACATCAACATCTTGTTGCATGTATCTATCAAGAACTTTAATTGCTTGAGTTCTAAACTCTTGTACAGTTGACACAGGCAAGACTACCATTCTTGATGCGTCTATTCCTCTATCAATAATCATCTTTTTAGTAACTGCTGATTCTGATTCAAAGTAAACAACTCCACCATCTGGGTTTGCATCTAGAAAATGTTTACACATTCCCATAAGAAAAAATGTTTTACCAGTGGCAGATTCACCTGCTAGTGCTGTAATTTTATTTTGTGGAAGTCCACCATAAAGTGAACCACTTAACATACCATTTAAAATATATGAACCTGTGTCAATAAAATTATCAACATCACCAGATTCAAGTCCGTCTTCAACTAAGTTTGCATATTCATTACCAGTTGTTTTTATGATTTCTTTTAAGAAATCATTCGCTTCAGTTCCCATAATTACTCCTATCTATTTAATATTTGTGGTCTATAGATTGTATAGTTTTCTATTAAGTCTGATGGTATACATTGAAGTTTAAGACCTGGTAAGTCTCTCAACTCATTGTATATTTCATTTTTTGCTATTTCACAATTTTGTTGATCAACGTACAAAAATTTAGATGCTATATTGTGGCACTTCTCAGCACCAGGCAAACCCAAACATAGAAAACCAATTAAAAATACTACTGTATTCATTTGACTGCTATTGCTCCTAAAAAATTATGATTACGCCAAAACACTTGAATATTTTTAAAACCTGCCGTTGTCAAGAAATCGTTTATTTCTGGCCAAGTGTTTGGTTTCAACATGTGTCGTAATGTTTTTTCTTTATCTAAAATGTCACTATCCTCGAAATATTTTCTTTTATAATCGTAATACATAAAAGTTATCATATCTTGAATATGTGCATTTTGTGAATAGACTTTTTCTGCAAAGACAAATGCGCCACCAGGTATTAAACTATCGTAGATGTTTTTTATTAATCGTTCTCTGTCGTGTTTTGGCATGAATTGTAAAGTAAATATAGATGTAATAAATGAATAATTTCTATATTTTAAACTCATTTCTCTAACATCTTTATCATGAAAGACAGTAAAAGATCTTAAAGAGTCTTCTTCTTTGTCAATTAAAGACCAAAGTTCTTCTTGTCTTTTGTAAAGGTCTTCTTGAAAACCTTTTGCATATTCAACGCCCTCGTATGAGACACGATTTTTATGTTTGTAATTTTCTAATAATATTCTTTTTGTTAACTTACCTGTTGAACAACCGATGTCTAACACTGTTGATTTATCCTCAACAAAATACTTAGAAAATGATACAACATCATCTAATAAATCTTTATAACCTCTGATTGATTTGTCAATATGATTGTCAAATCCCTCTTCTCTGTGTGCAAATGTAAAATCATTCATTATTATATATTCCTTAAAACTTTTTCATACATGGAACTAGCAAGTGCTTTCATCATTATTGATGGCACCATTCTTCCACATCTCTCTGATCTCTGAGCCCACTTACCTGTCAACTTAAAATCATCTGGTAATGATGTGACTCTTTTTAATTCACCTAAAGTAAACTTTCTATCTTCTTCCCAATGACAAACTCCAGCAGTCTTTTCAGTTGCACCCATAGCAGTGATTGTAGGTGAAGGTTGAAACTGTGATGCAATCTTTAAATTAAAATGCCAACCTTTTGGATGATAGTCTGTGCCTGTGATAACTTTCTCTGGGTTACGTGGCATAAGAACACAAGTTTGTTTATAGTATGCTGTGTCTTTCCACATTCTTGTTAACATCTCAACTTCTTCTTTATCATATTCTAAACCATCAAACGCACCTTGTAAAGTAGTTATTGTTTTATTTTCTTGTGGAAATATAGATGATAATGTCATAAAATTTAAACCTACTTGATCCATAATATCATCTCTAACTGCCATAAAGAAAACTCTTCGTCTTCTTTGTGGAACTCCAAACTGTGAACAGTCATGTACTTTTGCAACTACTTGATATCCAATATCTTCAAATGTATTTTGTATTTTATTGAAATATTGTTTTGCCTCTCCAACTGTAAGACCTTCAACATTTTCTGCAATGATAGTCTTTGGTCTAATCTTATCTGCAACTCTTAAAAACTCAAAGAACAAATCTTCAATGTTTGTGACTATCTTTCCGTCTGAATAAGATTTTGTTTTACCAAATCCGTCACTGTGAACTGTTCCTTCTCTTGCCAATGTTCCACACATACTAAACGCTGAACATGGTGGTGATCCGTCTAATAATTCAAGTTCACCCTCTTTTATGTTTGCAATTTCTAAAAAATCTTTTCCGTCTAGTTCTTTTATGTCACCGTCAAGAATGGGTGTATTTGGATAATTGTCTTTGTAAGTATTTCTTGCTTCTTCGACAAACTCGTTTATTGCAAGTATCTTTCCACCTGCAAGACGATAACCTGTTGAACTTCCACCACCACCTGCAAAAGTAGAGATAACACGAAACTTTTCTTGTGCCTCTCCGTCTAATACGTCTTTGATTAAGTAAGGTTTATATTTCATATAAAATTTTCCAAAGTGCCTTTATTCTGTGCAATAATTGACCAGTCACGACACACATCCATAATTCTTTTTCTATTATATAGGTTTATCTCTCTGTTGTCAAGAAGTTTCTCAAATATACTTGGTATCTCTGCGACAAGTTGTAAGTTTAAGTGTTTTTTTAATTTAAGATTATCAAACTCATGATAATGTTGTCTAATTAGATGTTTTTCATATGGTTTGTTTATTTGATCCCAATCAAACTGTATGAAATAATTAAAAACTTCTTTGTTTAGATATGGTGCGATTAATATTTTATTATGTTCTTTACTTAACATCTCTAATTGTCTAACACCTGCTGGATTATCAGATGAGAAATAATCAGTTCTAAACTTATCGAACTTTTCTTTTGTGTGTTTAAAATGTATCATTGCCTTTTTACTCAGACCATAATGTCCGTCTGCGGCAACACCAGATATAATAACTTTCTCTTTTATCTTAGGATACATGTACATGAAAGGCCAAGTACATTCGAACTGAACTTTCTTTTTACAATTATAATTGTGTGCCAACTTTTTAAAGTCATTGACTAAATTTTCAGTTGGCACTTCAATACTTGTAAAATTAAATCCAAACTTTTCACATACCTCTTGTGCTTTCAAAGAATCATAAGTAGGTTTGTCTTTTATGTGAAAAGAGTATCCATGTACCTTTAAACCGAGACGGTTAGAAGTAAATAGGCAAGTGTTGCTGTCAACGCCGCCAGATAAGAGAATAGCAACTTCATTTTCATTTTGTGACTCCTTTGTTATTATTGTTTCTAGTAAATTGTGTATCATGCAAAAAAATCTTCTAGTGTTCCTTGTGTTCCGTAAGTTCTATCAACAAACCAACCTATCTTTTCAATAATAAAATTAAGTGGTTCAATAAATGATTTCTCAAATTGTAATTCATAATCAACTTTAAAATTAAGTTGTTTTGGAAGTGTTGTAATAAATGATATTGCTGAAGACTGATAAATGTTAGGTAGTTTTAAATATAAAAATTTAATCTTATCACCCTCTTGTATTAAAGGATAGTATCTGTTTAATTTATTCTTCTTTACAAGATGATTATATAATATTCCACCTTTGACATGTATCGGAGCACCTTTCTTAAATAAAGTATGTGTCTCAGACCATTTTGTTAAACCATTAACACTTCTAGGGTACGCAATCTCTTCAGGTTGCAATGTTAGAAACTCATCACGAAAGTTTTGTATAAATGTATTTAATTCTTTTTCGTTACCAGACATCATAATCTTTAGTGCCTCTTTAATTTTCTTACGACAAGGTGCAGGTGTAGATGACTTAACTGCTTCTATCCCCATAATTTTTAGTGTGGGTTCTTTGTATCTTACACCTTCTATATCGTGTGCATTTAGAATATATCTTTTCTTTGCAGTCCAAATACCTTTATCAGCAATAACTTCTCTTTTCATTTGCATCTTTTGTTCGTATGCATTTAGATACTCTGCAAGTTCTTGATATGACTTATCAATAAATGGTTCAATCTTTTCTTTAGCAATCTTGTCTAAAAAATCAACAGGTTTATTTGGTTTTAATTTATTAATCAATGCATCAAATGTAATGTAAACAGAATCAGTATCAGATGCAATTACATAATCTTTATCTTTAGTCTTTAAAAGATTATTCATATATTGATTTATCTTTTTTTCAATCCAACGAATAGATAACTGACCTGAAGTGGTTATGGCTTCTGCCATAGTATGAGAATAATATCTAAACCAATTATTACCAATGGCACCATATGCTGAGTTGAGTGCAATCTTTTTTGCCATTTGAATATTATTAAAAGTAGATATTTGTTTTTCATATTTACTATCTTTAGTATTTTCTAGATTTTGTTTTGCGTCTAACATTGCCCGTTTGAATTTTACTCTGTCATCATACATTTTCTGCATCATCTCTGGTAAGAAACCTTTTTTATCAGTTCTAAACAAAGCACCATTAGGTGTCATCGTTGTATTTTTTAAAATAGATGTATCTATTTTTTTATCTAATAGTTTATCAACGGACATATTAGGAACTGTCTTTTCACTTTTCATTGTCTCAGGTGAAATATTATACTGCATAATTAAATGTGGATACAATGAATTTAAATCAAATGAAAGAACCCACTCATGCATACCTGTTTGTGGATCTTTTACATATGCACCTTCATACTTTTCAGATTTTTCTTTATCTTGTTTTTGTGGAACGACTATACCCTTATCCATTAAATAATTGTGTATAAGAATATCCCAATACTTAACAGAACCTAAAACATCTGTATAATTAACTTTGGCTTCGTATGCCATAGTCAAACACAGATCAATGAGTTTCATTTTCTCTTCTAGTTTATCGACAATCTCAACGTCTGTTATATTGTAATCAATAAATGATTGAAAGTCATTTGTATACCAATCTCTAAATGTATCATACGGATTTCCGTCTTTTCTTTCGCCAAGTTCTACATATGCAATATGATCTAAACGATATGATTCTTGATTTGTATATGTAAACTTTCTATACAAATCATAATAATCTAAAGCAGCGATACCTTGTATATCATAAACTTGATGACTGCGACCCATTGAGTAAATTGATTTAGATGATACTGAACCCCATGGTGAAAGTTTTTTTAGATCATCTTCACCACAAAGTTTTTTTATACGATTACAAAGATAGGGTATGTCAAAAAATTCTGTATTCCAACCTGTAATAACATCTGGTTGATTCATTTGCCAAAATTTTAAAAACTCATAAATTAATTCTTTTTCATTATCGCACTTAACATATGCAACGTCATTTCTATGTGTCTTGTATTCACCTACACCCCAAACGAATATTTGTTTATTGGAGTGATTTTTTATTGTAATAGAAAGTAAAGGTTCAATCGCATCTTGTGGATTAGGAAAACCATTTTCACATGCAACCTCAATATCAATAGTTGCAATAAGTATTTCTTCAAGTGACCAATCTAAATTAGGATAGTTTTCATACAAAAAAGAATATGCGTATTGTGTATTACCATACAAAAGATGTGGTTGTTGTTTATATTGTTCAACCCACTCTTTTGCGTCTTTCATTGTTTGATGTTTTATGGGTGTAACATATTTACCTTCAAGTGTTTTGAAGTGAGTCTCACGCATCACTGGGCAATAAAGTGTCGGCGAATATTTTACTTTTCGATTTACTCTTTTGCCATCAATGACTTCTCGTAATAATAAATTGTTTCCCCATTGAGAAACATTAGTATAAAACCTCATGCAGTTATTATACCATAATTATGAAAAATAGTCAACTAATTTTCCTTCTCTTGCTAAATCTACTGAACAACAATGAGCACCACCAGACCAAAGAAAGTTCCAACGATTAACCCAAGGTATCATTTCAATATTATATTTTTTTAATTTATTTGCTAATTCTTTATCATAACCAGATGTGATCACTGTATTTTCGTCTAGTGATAAACAGTTAGCATCAAATCTTGTTTCTTGCGATACTCCAAGCAAATGGTGCCATGGATAATTTTTAACACCTTTTTCCTCACATAGTTCCTTTATTTGTTTACCAGAGTATATTGCTTTGTTTTCAATTAATATTACATCCCAATCTTTCATGATGTCGGGTATGTGATTTTTATTCCATGCCAATACTAACCCTGGTCTTAATATAGAAATCTTTCCGTCAACATGACCATATGCATTCATCTCTACAAATTGATGCTGTGGAAACTCTTTTTTCCACCATTCTCTACCATTATTAGTCATACTAATTTGAGAATGTTGATTAACTAATTTTGTTTTTGGATTTGAATGAGTATGAAAAATATGTTTTCCACACTTCATAAAAGCAGCAGTATCACCAATTATCTGTCCTTGATTATCATAAGATTGAATCTCTTTGTTTGATATATCATTTTTTACATCAACATCATCTACTATATCTGTAGGGTTTCTTTCATAAATTGGAAATGGCATAGATATATATCTTGCCCCCTTTTCAAATTCATCTATGAGTATGTTTCTACAATTTAGATTTTCATACATCCTATCCCATGATGAAGTATATACTTCAAAAACAGTATTACCTATTTTTCCAATAGTATCTCTTACCTGCATAGGATGACTCCACTCGGTTTCTATTGGATATATTACATCTGGTCTGACTACATAAGTTCCAAACTGTTTACATAGATCAGCAAGAACATCTAAATCCTCATTAGTCTCATCATGTATTCTTTTTAAACCTGCAAAATTACCCTCAACTAAGTCAAATAATCCCTCAGTTGTAGTCCTATTACCGTCGTATTCTATGTTTGAAAAGTGTTTATGTCTATCAGATATTGTTTTATCATAATTAAATAATAGTTTGTTTTTATAGTCTTTATTAAAATTACTTAAATCAAATGAACGACCAATAATTACTTTTTGTAATTGTGTCCACTCATCATATACTGTTCTCATCTTTAGTCTTTCCAATATTATATTTTGTTTCTAAAGTCCATTCAGACTTTTCTTTGAAACTTATAATTTTGATTTGACTGAGTGGTGATACGTTTTGTATTTCACCTGTAACATCAATCAAACCCCAATCTTTCAATAGACTAGCAATTCTGTTTCTTCTTCCTATATCGTTATCTGTGAGATTTGTTTCTTTACCATCAAGTGCAAATAGTTCTTTGAAATGTACTATGTAATACTTACCTTGTTTGTGAAGAATATGACAAGACTGATATAATTTTTTTTCTTTTCTTGAAGCCACACCGATTCTAGATAGTGTCTCTCTAACCTTTAAAAAATCATCAGGTTCTTTTAGAGTAACTTCAAGCATATCATCTTTGTTAAAATTAACGTTTTCCATGTTGTCCGCCTTTATTCAATTTTTCCTTTATCGTTTTTATTTGTTCATCGTTAAGTATGCTTAGAGCAGACTTTGATTTTTCATTACTATAACCATAATACTCTTTTACATACTCTATATCTTTAGATTTGCTTGACTTCATCCACGGTGCAAATCTCTTACGAGTCCTTAAACTATTTAGTAAGAAATCATATTGTAGTTTGTTATCTAAATGATGTAATCTGTTCATTTCATTTACTAACATAATAGTATCACCGAATGGTGATAAACACTTATTAACAATATATGCAGGGTACTTTTTTTCCCACATAACATCATCTGTTTCCATTAAATTATTTTTTTGATAATTAATAGAGTTCAAATATTCTTTCAATTCATACATTACGAACACTCCATTTATAATATTCTATAAGATGAGTTAAAGTATCCATAAACTTTATATCATCTTTACTTGGTTCTATCTCTTTCATATTTTTTAAAGCATCATCTATTGATGATTGCCAAGTATTACCTAAAATGTGACGTTCACTTCCTTCTCTATCTAAAAATGCAGCCTCACTATAATAATACAAATCACCATTTGGATCAAGATATATTTTAGTTTGTGGTGATTGTTTTTTGTCTAAATGTAAAAAATCACATTTAATTAATTTACTTTTTCTTCCTCTTAGTAAATCGTACATTGCATATCCATAATGAACTTTAACACCACGTTCTTTTGATACATTATCAAATTCATTTAGGATATCTTGAAACTTATTTCTATCATTTATCTCATACTGAAAAGAGAAATCTTCTCTTAAACTTAGTTCTTCTACTCCACCTATGTCATCAATGTAATCTAAAATTTTTAAAAGTTTTTCAACGTTCTTTGGTAATACAACATAATTTAATTTAACTTTTCTATCTAATAATTTTAAATTATTTTTTACTATTCTATAACCTTTTTCATTTCTAGACGTTGCAGTATATTCTTCTTCATCAATACCATATAAGGATATTCTTAAAGAATCTAAGTTTACGACATATTCATTTTTTTTAATATAGTTTTGTGTCAACATAAAACCATTTGTTATCATTCTTGACTTCATACCCACATCATATAAATCTTTACATATTTGATTTAGATAAGGACTTGTCATGGGTTCAAGTCCACCCCCAATGTTAATTTGTGCTCTTCCTTTATTCTGATAAATTACATCTTTATAAACTTGATAATGTTTTTCCTCTTTTATGAACTTCGCATCATAGTTTCTACCACAGAATGTGCATTCATACATACAAGATAAACCCGGCACAAAAACTATTGTGTGTGGATAATGATACTCTCCTTTTATAGCTGCATCCATGTGTGATCCAAATTCTCTAATGGACTGTATCTGCTCTGTTGAAAAATTCTCTAACAAACTTCGCTCCGTTCATATCAAAACTTATTGGTTTTTTATTAATCACTTTATATATTGTATCTGTTAATGAATCAATTGTAACATCGTCAATTAATAATACTTTCCCACCACCTATCTCTTCATATCTTTTTGCTCTATAGTGTTCCTCTTTATCAATGATTACACCATTATTATCATATACATCATTTGATGTTAATTCATTTGGAATCATGATTGTGGGTGTATGTGTGACATTCATATCTATAAATGACATTGCACCAAACTGATTTATTGATAATTCGTGTGATGCAAGTAAAATTCTATAACCATTTGTATCTGGTCTTGGAACAATATTTACATTTTCTTTTTGTAGTCTATTTAATAAATTACTTGATGTTTTATCACCAACTATGAAAGTCCAATCACCACCTATTCTATTTTTAACATCTAGTGCAACATTATAATATTTTTCAACATGTGGATACCAATCACCACCAGATACTAAATATCCATTTCTGTGTGTATTATATTTAATTGGTTTGGTAACATAAGATGAACTAATTAAAGGTACATCTATGATTTGATTATGAATAAATTCTTTTGGATTTATAAAGTTATCATCAGTATGAAAAATTATACCGTTGTAATACTCATTAAGAATATCACTATGAAACCAATTTTCGCTTGGTCTAATCCATGGTATATCTCTTTCCAAAGAATAAATTTGTTTATCCTTTGCATGATCTAAAATATCCATAATACCTTTATGACGATTTAAACTTTTATTAAAATGTGAATGCCAACTATATCTACCAAATGGAAATCCTTCAGTAACAATTATGTCTGGGTTATATTCAATGTATTTAACAAACATATCATTATGAAATTTATCAAAAAATTCTGTATCGTTTGCAAATACTGGTTTAGTTAAAATTAAACTATCATTTATATGATCACAAAATGTTTTTACTCTATTGATATGACCATAACCTGTAATACTTTGTACTAAGAAAAGTGTTTTCATATTAAATCATATAATCTGTAACAGGTGTATACCAATCCCAATTTTTTTCTATTGGTTTTTTATCTTTTACTTTTTCAAAATTGTTTAGTCCTAACTCTGCTTTATCAGATGTCATATAATAATGATAACCCATACCAAGTTTTTGTTCATAGTATGGTGTATCGCTTCTATCTCTACCATCATAAACTAATTTAATTAAATCATCGTATTTATTTTTATCATCTAATAAAATTATACCACCTCTATCTGTAGATAAATGTTTTCTTTTAAAAAAACTTAAACACATCAAAGTGCCTGACACATAACCATTTCTTTTCCAATAAACAGCCGCATCAATTACTTTATTAGTTAAGTGATGATACCCAATCCATTTTTCATCAGTGAATTCATATTTCCAACCATTTTTTATTATCATATATGGCACTGAAACATAAGTATGTTTAGGTATCTTTATATTTGCATAGTCTGTAATTCTAATAGAGAGTTCTAGTGCATTCGTACAACAATCAGTGGCGACTGCATATGGAGCACCAAAAAAATTTGCAATTGTTTTTTCAAACTTATCTACTGATTCATATTCTTTGTTCATTTAAATTTTACCTGAGACATAAGTTCAGTCATACATGCTAAAAGATTAATCTCTTGATCAGCAACAAATGCCGATTTATATTGATAATCACCAAGTATCACGACTGCATGTGGTATTGTCGAATGATCAATAGTATCATACAATGAATCATAGATTGATCTGATTATTCTACTAGAGTCATTATCAAGATTATTTACAATCCATTTACGAACATTTGTAAACTCTTTGTTCTTGATAAATGACATCAACTCTTTTATGTTTTCATTACTAATATTAATTAAAATACCTGCATCTATTTGACCAGAAGCCGAATATCTTTGTAACTCATTTAAAACTCTACGCCAATCGGGAAAATGTGCAGTGATTAATTCTGCAACGGCAGGTGGATTGAATGATATCTTTTCATCTTTTAATATATCAAGAACTCTTTTATAAAATTGATCTGCAAGTTTTACTCTCTCACCATTCCTTATAGTAAAATCAATATTAGAACATCTTGATTGTAAAGGATCAATCAATCTATTTTTGTAATTACAAGTAAGAATGAAACCACAGTTTTTGTGAAACTCTTCCATGAAACCACGAAGAGCAGGTTGTGTTGATTGTGGATTTAAATAATCTGCCTCATCTAGAATAATATATTTTCTACCGCCTTCTAGAGATACAGTTGATGCAAAGTTTTTTATCTTTGTTCTTAGAACATCAATACCAGATTCTTCAGATCCGTTTATCATCATCCAAGTAGAACCAATCTGTTCAACCATTGCTTTTGCAATCGTTGTTTTGCCAGTTCCAGCAGAACCTGATAATATTAGATTAGGAATATGTTTGTCTTTGACAAACTCTTGAAATGTATCTTTTAGTTTCTTAGGTAAAATACAATCTTTAACAGTTTTTGGTCGATACTTCTCAACCCACAGAAATGTATCCATACTTAAACCTCATAAGTTGATTCAGGTTCAAGTGCAATCCAATATTCTACGTTATCTGTTTTAGATTTGAAATGACTTATATTTTTAGATGAGATAGACACATCATAAGAACCAGGTAATAGTTTCAAGTTTTCTACTTTAAAATAGAATTGAAACTTAGCGCCTTGTGAAGATTGATTTATTTCTAATGAAAAATTATTTGCAGTATCATTTTTTTTATCTTTAACAGTAAGAAAACTACCACTATCATTTTTTTCAAATACTAAATCGGGTGCTTGTATTACAGATGCAGCCTTTTTAAGTTGATTTAAATCATCACTTGTTAGTTCAAAAGTAACATCAACTGATGGCATTGTAATCATTTTACTTGGTGTTGTAATTACAGACGGATCAGAGTAAAAGTATTTTAATTTTTGACCTTTACTATTCTCCTCTTTAATTAATAAATTATTGTCTTCAAAATCAATTACAGGTTGTTTAAATAAACTTGTTGATGATAAGAATTCATTCAAATCGTAAATAGCAATTTGTTTTGGAAAGGTTTCCTCGACACTTGCTTTTGCCACAATGTTTTTCATTGCAGACATTGTTGTTATTGTACTACCTTCTTTAATCATAAGATTCTGATTAATTGTTGCGAAGTTTTTTAGTACATTTAAAGTTCCACTATTCAGTTTCATTATTTAACTCCATATCAAGATTGTATAGTGCAATCATACTATAATGCAAGATTTTAAGCAAGTCATTTCTATTCTTACCATTCTTTTTTCCAAACCTTTGAGCGTATTTCATAATGTTACCAATACAAAATCCCTCACCATGCCCACTGTCTAAAATAAATTGTGTTGATTGAAACTTATTTTTTGAATAGTGTTGTTTGTAAGTATCTAAAATATAATCTTGCAATTCTTTTAAATACTTATCTTCATTGTATGTATATACTTTTTTATCTACAATATCTTTATATGTAAACTCACTCATTATCTTGTGCGATATACTTTCCGTTTACTTCCATGTAATCTTTTACATTGTCTTCAATTATTTTAACATAACTTGGATATACAAGTAATATACCTCTTTCACTTTTTACTTTTTCAAAAGTATCAGGTCTTAATGGGTGTTCATCATACTTATCACCCCACTGAAATACTGTTTCACCCTTATCATCAAAAGTCATTCTCATTTGAAATACTGAGCCATCTGTGATTGTTATATCTTGTAGTGGTGTATTATTTTCGTATAAATTAAAATCAATAATTGGTATCGCATCATGTTGATAATTATGTTTGATAAATGATTTAGCAATTGTGTGTAATACGTTTGCTAAATTTGTTTTGATATCTTCATTGCCGGGTTGAAACATGACACCTCTATTTTCCCATATCTCATTGACAATAGGTTCAGGTATTTCTACACGCATGAAGTGAGCGGCAATCTTATTTCTTTGTGCTATTTTTAAACCTGCATTAGTATCATCATGTTCTTTATTTGTTTCTGAAATTGTTGTAAGTTTATTAGATTCCTCTTCGTTTAAAGTTGCTTGACCGCCGTCCTTTAAACCGCCAGGTTGTAAATCAAATACTTTTGCCATAATAAATCTCCTTGTTAATAATATAAACTAAAAAGGGGGTTATTGTCAACCCCCTTTATTAAAAAAACTATTTAATTTCAATAGTCTTAGGTTTTTTACCCTCAGGCAATATCTTTTCTAATTCAATTGTTAAAAGACCATCTTTTAACCCTGCGCCATTTACGATCACATCGTCTGCAATTGTAAATGATTTTTTAAAGTATCGTTTAGAAATACCCTTATGGATAAAGTTTTCATCTTCGGTTTCTTTTTCTTTTTTACTTTCGATTGTGAGAGTATTATCTGCATAATCGACTTGTATATCGTTTTTGCTAAATCCAGCAACCGCTAATTCCACATTATATTTGTAGTCATCAATTTTTACTATATCATATGGTGGATACGTGCTACTGAAATTATTTGATGTTGATAAAGTTTCGAAAGTGTTAAAGACATCATCGAAACCAATTGTGAAAGGCCTAAGCCTGTTTAAGAATGTAATATCATTCATAGTTTTCTCCTTTTTAAGCAAGTTATATTGAACACCCTTTCGGCATGTTCCGTATATTTATATGGGAATTAAATTTCAAAAGTCAACCCCCAAAGTTTTTTTGGCGGGAGCGAAGGGGTTCGAACCCTCGACCTCCTGCGTGACAGGCAGGCGTTCTAACCAAACTGAACTACACCCCCTACAAAACTTTTTTTTATTCTTCATCGACCACTTCGTCTTGTTCGACTTCATTCTCTACGGCAGGAGCAGATACATCCACTCCAGCATCAATCTTTGAATAAAGATTTAAGAATGACTCTTTGGTGTCATCATCAAATCTTGCAACACAAAGGTCAATCGCTTTCACTTTGTCTTTGAAGATTGAATATGCCTTGACAACGTGATCAAGTCTTCTGGTAGAGATGATCTCATCAACTCCACCTTCGTAAAAGGTTTTTCTAATAACCTCTGCCCAAGTCACTAAGTTATCTGCAAACTTCTCATCGACTTTGCCATACTTGTTCATAGAACCGATGACAATCTTTCCCTCGACTCTTTTGTCTGCATAAGGTTGTTCGATAGTGATTGCAAATCTTTCTAGAAATGCTTCGTTAAGAACATTTGTTCCGATAAATCTACCGTCTTCAGAACCTTTACCTTTAGTGTTGGCAGTCGCCATCACATTGAATCCTTGTTTAGGTGTCACCCACTTGTTTACTTTTTTAAGATAAACACCCTTGCCTTCTAAGACAGGTTGTAAACACATAAGTTTATTTGAACCTAAGTCACACTCATCAAGTAAAAGAGTACAACCTCTTTCCATTGCATCGATAACAGGCCCAGGTACAAACTTTGTCTCACCGTTAACGAGTCTGAAACCACCGAGTAAATCGTCTTCGTCTGTTTCAATAGTGATGTTAACTCTGATTAGTTCTTTTTTTAACTCTGCATGAATCTGTTCGATCATCAAAGTTTTACCGTTACCAGATAGACCAGTAACAAATACTGGGTAGAACATACCAGATTTAGAAATCTGTTTGATAGTATTGTAATGACCCCAAGGAACAAAACCCTCGAACTTTGAAGGAATTAAGTTTTGAACTTCGAATGCATTAGCAATTAAATTTATTGAAGTCTGTTCAGGTGTCTGAACAGGTTGAATAGGTTTACTCACAACTTGAGTAACCTCTGATTCTTCGGTAGGTAACTGATACTTACCATGACCACATTTGTACTGTGGTTTCTTTAACCAAGAAGGATTGTTAAATCCATTCTTAGATGCGAACTCATTAATCTCAAATCTAGAGACTACGGCACCTTCGCCATATTCTTTAGACATCGCATTAACGAACTCTTGTTTTTTAGGTGTTAACATAATATATACCTCTCTTTTTCAACATCTAATTATATAATATCAGGTAATCTGATATATTGTCAAGGCCTAATTTAGGCAACTTTTTCAATGAATTTATTCAATAATTGTCTATTCAAAGTCTTTTTCTGAGCAAATTTTAAGAACTCCCTTGCCATTCCAGCCGCTCTTGCACCCTTTTTGAATGTCAATTCTTGTTCTTCATCGGTCTCTCTTGGACCTCTTGGTAATATGTAATACTCATCAAATCCAGCGACTTTTGATATCGCAACTTTCTTCTCTCTTAATTCTTTTTGTACCGCAACAATCTTCTCTTTATCACTATACTCACTTAATCCAAATTTTCTACAAATATCTCTAAGAGGTACTCTACCTTGTTTACCAGTACCCGATACATAGAAACCTGTTATTGAAATATTAGGTAACTGAAGTCTCACAAATTTTAAGAAAGACTCAGTATGATAGTATTCAAGTTTAGTTTGAACTTTAGTATCTGAACACTGAATATATAAGTCTTTACCAAAATCACCATAAGTTAATTGTTTACTGAGTTCTTTGTCACCATTACTCCAAAAATTTGATCTTTGTGAAAATACACTTTCATGATGATGACTCTCACCATCAGTTAGGATAACCATATTTAATTTTTGTACTTTGTGTTTCTCTTGAAATCTTTTAACGACTCTGTATGTAGTTAATAAAGCAGTGTTTAATGGTGTACCACCAAGATTGTATTTTCTAGGAACATAAGTAGAAAATATATGATTTGGGTCATATATATTAGTATCACGTACCCATTCTTTAGTGAAACCTAATAAATTAGTCATCATTGTTTGAGTCTGTTGTTTTGTTTGATCACTTGAAAAGAATTCAAGTAAACGTAAATATTGAAAGTTATGATCACCAACAACTTCGTCTTGAATCTCATTGAGTGAACTTGTATGAATACGATCTGTAAATGCAAGAACTTGATAAGGTATCTTTACTCTCTGACAAAACCAAATTAGATTGAATAACTGTATCAAAGTAAATCTCATGTTATCTGCCATTGAACCAGACCAATCAAGATACATGATCATACCATGATTAGTCGCTCCAGGCAAAGTAGTCATTTTTGCAAATAAGTCTTCGTCAAATTTATAGTTGTGTAATTTAGTCATATCAAGAGAACCAGTCTTGGAAGTAGATGCTCTTTTGTATTGATCAGCAGACTTTTTCATTTCAAACTCTTTGACCATATATTGAACAACTTTTTTGTTATCATTAAAAACTTTTTTATAGTCTTCATGTATTAGAGCATCAAATGCCTCATTATGTTTATTTGTATATGTTTCTATTAAATCGTCAGCAATCTCTTTGTGAGAATAGATTAATTTATTTAAGTTTAATTTTTTAGGTGTTTGAGTATAGATTCTATCTTTTGCATCAGTATCATTGTTTTTGTTCATGGCATCTTGATATGCTTTATCAGTAGATGATTTAAGCTCGCCATCATTTCCTAGACCTGCACCTTGTGATCCTACATTGTTTGAATCATCTTTTGACTCTTCCTCACCACTATCAGACTCAGATGCACCCTCATCAATTTTTTCTTCAGACTCTTCTGAACCCTCTGAACTTTGAACTTGTTCTTGACCTTCACTTGACTCTGATTGATCTGATTGAGATTGACTACCAGTTTCTTCTTGTTCTTGATCGCCTGACTGATCTTGTTGATCATCACCATCTTGATCTTTTTGTTGTTCTTTGTGATACTGAGATAATCTTGCGGCAAGTGATATCACGTCTTCAACACTTTTTAAAGTATCAACTTCGTCAATAAATTTTTGTTCTTCTTCATTTACATTACCAATAAGACCAGTTTTGTAAAAGATATTAATCTTATCAATAATATTTAATTTAGATAAATCTTTATCTTTTAATTTGAAGAAGTCACCTTCTACTAATTCTTTGTAACCTTGTTTGAAATTTTTTACTGAACCAGGGTATTTCTTTTGAAACATTTTCTCAATACGAGCATCCTCTAAAACATTGATAACAGAATGATTAATACCTTGATGAACACCTCTCTCTAATAAATCCATAGGTGTATATAATGCATGACCAACTTCATGACAAACAAACATGTCATAAACATCATTACTAATTTCTTCTTTGAATATAGGTAAAACTAACTCTCTTGTTTCAACATTAAATGAAGCAGTATCTGCTTTTTTGTGAACAACGTTAATATTCTCTTCAGAGAGAAGTCTTGCGATAGTTGATTTTTTAGTCATTGTGGTATTTCCTCATCATCTATATTCATAATGACAGGTCACCCACAGGGTTGTCAAGGGTTAATTAGGTTATTTTCCGTATTTTCGCCATATATCAAAAACCCTAGTATTTTCGGGCGTTTTATCGTTTGGATAGGATTGGCACAAAATGTCGCAGTTGTCAATATCCACGATTTCGCCCCCATTTTCCTTAATATAGTGTTGGATCAGTAGAATATAACTGCCGTCTGTATTTTCGAGACCTTCCTTAAATCCTGTACTTGTAAATGCAATACGTTTTCCTCTATTTAGTATTTTGAGGGCAAGTGTTTCTGCTTGTTTTTCTCTGATCCTCATAGTTTCATTCCACATGTCATATTCCATATTTAACTTTTTTGCAAGAAAACTTAATGCGATATTATCTCTTGGATGACAACTTCCACCATCACCTAACCCAGGTTTCATGTATGCATCACTAATTAATCGCATATTACATTGAGATAGTACACGACATATTAATGATGAATCAGTATTACCCATTTTATCTGAAACATCTTGTATCATATTTACGAAATTAATTTTTTGAGTTATATACGTATTATAAAAAACTTTGATTGATTCTGCTTCTTTAAAATTACAAATTTCTGTTCTTGGATTATTTTCGGCAATCGTTTTGTAAAAATCAATTAACTTATGTGGAATATATTTTGTATAATCTTCTACACCAACTATATACATTTCTGGATTTTTAAAATCCCAACCAACAGTTCCTTGAGCTATAAAAAATGGACTATAACAGTAGTTCGTATTAGTAATAAGTTTTTTAAATTTGTCATCATTAGTAGTCGGTATGACAGTAGATATTAATACAAGTAATTGATCTTTATTCATTATTTCATTACATTGTGTTAATACATCCTCAACAATAGTTGTGTCGAAATCTTTTGGATCTAAATGACTAGTTGGTTGCTCTCCACCGTACATAGGATCATGAGGTGTTGGTACTGCAACAAAAACTATCTCTCTATCAAAAATTGCATCATGTAAATTATTTTTAGTTATGACAGGATCATATCCTGTTACATCATGACCTTTTTCAACACAAACTTGACTACAAGGAAAACCGAGTTTTCCTAAACCAACAAACGCTACTTTCATATTTTCTCCATAATTTCTAATAAATTTTTTTCTGCTCTACTATTAATCAAATTTTTATAATTATATTCTAATATTTCTGTATTGTCAATAATTAATTTTTTTAAATCTAATGTTGATAGATATGCTACCAACTCCACTATTCTATTCATTCTTTTTTGTGGATCTAATATATTATCGTATGATTCATCCCATAAATGAGAAAATGTTTTGTATCCTAAAGATTTCAATTTTTTTAAACTATATGGTTGACCAATTATAATAAATGGCATTTTTAATAATATTGGTTTAAATGTCTTTTCTGATAAAAAAGATAAATCTATATCATTATTAAAAACACTTTCAGTTACGATCCACATACTATTTTCATATGAAAACTCTTCATTGACACTGAACCACCAATTAGTATTTTGATCATCAGTATCATATCTTAATTTTAAATTATCACTCCATATTGACGCATTAAAATGATTGAGTAAGTTTCTGTCTTTCATAGCATTCATAAAATCTACTCTATGTTTTCTGGTTATTCTATTTAAACACAAAAATTTTTTTTCATGTTTTTTCTTTGATATATCAATCTCATTATGTTGTAATGATCTTATAGCAGTTTCAAAATATTCCCAATAAATATATTTGACATTGACTGTATTACCCAAATGATTACTATTAACCACAAAAACATTATTTAAATCAATATCATTTTTCCAAAGATTTTCAATTAACTTTTTTTCAGTTCTTTGCATATAATCTATTTCACGACAACTTGATATGAATAGATATTCATCATCTTCTAATTTAATATTAATATCTATTTTTTTATTTAAGAAAACTTCTAAATTATCTTCTAATGTAAACCAAACTATTTTTTTACTTTTATATTTTTGAAATAATTTTTCTACATTAACATGTTCATCTATCTCACTAATAAATTTCATTGTAAATAAGTTCCATTATATATTTTTGAGACTTTTCATTTGGATGTACATCAATGTGATTAATAGGCATAAACTGATTTTTTCGTTTTAAAACATCCATTAATGTATACCCTCCTATTCTTTTTATACCGGGCCATCCATAAAATATTTTACCATTTAATTCAAGAGTAATATTATTATCCAACATCTCACTTATAGACTTAAATTTTAATGCTTCTAATTCAAATTCATTATTATAATAATTATTAATACAATTTAACATTTGAAACATTCTTAGTTCAATATTTTTTTGTTTGCAAACAGCATACATAGAATAAAAAAAATGTAGATTTTTTCTAATAACATTTTCAATGTTTGGATAATCGTTATTGAAACATTCATTATACCATTGATTTAGTTTTGCATAATCATACAATCTTGCTTTTGTGTGTTCATCTTTCATATCTTTTATTTTTGGAACGATACTTTTCCATGTATTACCTACCATAAAATCTTGTCTTGTCCATTCTGTCCATGATATTATTACACGATCAATCTTTTTTTCATCATGTTTAAATATTTCATTCATGACAGAATGATAGATTCTTTCATTACCACTACCACATTTCGCAGTATTAATGACATCTGTATTTAATTTTTCAGATAATAATTCTGGCCACATTTTAAAATCCATTGGATTAGGTATCGCACTTTTTGGCATATTCTTATCTGTGAAACTACAACCACCCACTATAATCATTAAAATACCTTTACTTTGTACTTACTTTCAAATTCTTGTGCATCTTCTATTGTATTAACAATAGGTTGACCTTTAATATTCAAAGATGTGTTTAATAACATAGGACATCCTGTTTTTTCATACCATTCTTCTAGAATAGCACGACATACAGACGGGTTTCTCTTTTCTACGACTTGTACCCTTGCAGAACCATCAACATGAGTCACAGCATCATAATCATGCAATGCTTTCGATACAAATTGCATATATCTATTCTTTCTACCTTTAAAATAATCATCAAAGTGTTCCTCTAATATCATAGGTGCAAAAGGACGAAACTTTTGTCTTCTTTTAATTTGATTGATAGTATCTTTTACAGGATATCTAGGATCAGCAATTAGTGAACGATTTCCTAATGCTCTTGGTCCAAACTCAGCACGTCCATTTGCAACACCACAATATTTGTGTTCTAATAAATGTCTAACGACTTCTTTTGGATTTATAGTTCTACTAATATTATGACCCAGATATGGATGTTTCCAATTTAATCTTACCTTGTTGATCAATGCAGCCGCACCAAGAGAAGAACCTGCATCACCTGGCGATGGCATTATCCATATATCATAATGATCTGGTATCTTACTATTTGCAACACAATTTAAAGCACATCCACCCATTAATATCAAATTATTTTTCGTTGTGTATTTCAATAGTTCTAAAAGTTTTGTTTCATAAAGATTTTGAACGGATGCAGCCAAATCTTCATCACGTGCATTTGGTAGTAAATTTCCTACACCCCAATGATTGTTCTTATATAAAAGATGTTCTAAATCATATTTGGGTTCGCCATATGCAGCCATTCCCATTGTGATATACTCATCCTCGTTTGGTTTCAAACCAAGTCTGTGCGTAATTGCTGAATATAATAATCCTAATGAATATGGATATTTAAATGATTTAATTTTTTTCATATTATCCCATATCGTAACAGTATCCCATTCACCGATTGCGTCAACAACAATAATATTACAATCATGAAATGGTGCAGTAAAATAACCTGCCGCAGCATGTGATTGATGATGTTTAAAATAGTAATCGTATTTTCTTCTTGGCCGTTCTAATGATTGACCTGCATATAATCTTCTAGTGTTTTTCCAAAATGGTGATTCGTAATATGCAATGTTGTGATAACCTAATTTCATTTGTTTTGGATGAATCCATTTATCACCTTTCTTTCTGCTATATCTTTCACTGTGAGATGCATATTTAATTTCTTGACCATCTAATACAGTTACACCTGCATCATGAAAACCTTCAGATACGCCTACATTAATCATCTTTTTCTATCGTACATTTTCTTTTACATTTGTAATAAGCATCATCATAATTTTCCCATGATTTAGGAAGAGTTTCATCGAACCATTTTGATTTCAATATTTGATCTAATGGTTTATTAAAAATATTATACTCATTTTTATTTTCCATATATTCTTTCATGATGTGTTTATTTTTGTTTTCATTTTCAGTTTTATATAATCTATCATCTTTAGTTATATCATACTTGTAAGCAAGATTACTTAAATAACAACATGGAAACACTTGTCCGTCTGGGTTAACAATAACAACTTCATTATTTTTCCATTCACAACTAATACACTTACTCATTTTCTTAATACCTGCTTCTTTCCATTCTCATCAATAAATTCAAAATTATCACTTTCAAAAAATCTATTAGAATCAAAATGACGCCAATATTTTGCACCATTGTCCTTTGCAAGATTTTCAATCTCTTTAAGATGTGGTCGATTATGTTCAAAAACAACTGTTTGTGCCATTGGTGTTGACCATGTTTCAGATAATGTTTTCATATTCTTTAATGTTTTTTCTAAATTAGTTTTTCTGCGATAATGACTATGCATATCTTGATCTACACCATCAATATCAAAATACATTTTTAATCTTTTGCCACACAATATACCAAGTTGCCAATAATAATCTTCATCCCTAATAGAACCATTTGTTGTGATTTCTATTCTACAATTACTCTCATCAATAATATATTCACATATGGGATATAAATCTTTGAGCATAAGTGGATCACCCCAAGTTCCACAAAATTGAACTTCATCTAATTTTTCTAATGTTTCTTTTGGAAATGCTTTTTTAAAATCTTCTAATGACCACTGTACAAGTGGTACCCATTCAGCAGTTCCACAACCGTTTGGATTAATTCTGTCGCATTGAGGACAACCTGCATTACAAAAATTAGTTATTGATAAACTAATCTTTCTTATCGGTGTTTTGTTCCACTTCACTTTTATCCTCGTAAATAAATACATCAGTTTTTTCTCTACGTTGAAAATGACTTAAAAAAGTATTCCAATATAACAAAATGTATAATTTTATTCTTTTTAATTTATTTTGTGTCATGATGCTATCCTTGAAAAGTTTTGAATCTTTTCGAATCTAATACTGTTTCTAAATTTGTCTGCTAATTGATCACCTTTGTGACTAATTACAAAAACATTCTCATTATCTAAAGTATTAAGAATACGTAAGAACTCATCTGTTCCTTGACCATCAAGTGAACTATCAAATATTTCATCAAGTATTAATAAGTTTGTATTTGTAGAGTTTTTCATTTTTGCAATTGCTCTCCAAGTAAAAAGTAGTGCAAGGTCTATACGCATCTTTTCACCTTCACTAAATGAGGCATAATTAAATGCATCTCTAAATCTTGATCTAATAGTTTCATTAAAGTTCTCATCTAAATTAAAGTTAACATAAAATTCCATAGACATCAAATACTTATTAATCAATTGATTCATAATTGGTAAGTATTGTTTTATAATTTTAGTTTTTATACCTGCATCATCTAACATATCTCTGGCTGCATGTACATAAACTCTCTCTTCTTTTTTTGTGCTTCTAGTATTCTCAACACCTTTACATTCATTTTTCATATTTGATAATTTATCTATGTCTGTTTCTGATACTGAACCTGACTCAAAAGATGAAATCTCATCATCTAGTTTTTGATTATACTTTTCTAATTCTGTTATTGATGATGACAACTCTGCTCTTCTAACTTCATTCTCACGAACTTTTGTTAGAATATCATTTATTTCATCTAGTCTTACTTCGACATCTTTTAGTTCATCTTTAAGTTTAGTTGCACCATCAACTATATTTTTTATCTTATCTTCTTTATCATGTAACATAGATTGTTTATGAGATGATTCAATATCTTGTAAACATGTAGGACAGTTTTCATTATTCTTAAAAAACTCTGCATCTTTTGTTAATTGTTTATGTTTTTCTATTAATGTTGCTCTAAGATTATTAAACTTTTGTAGTTTACCTTTTATTGTGTCATGATCATCTGTTTGTTTCATCAAGTCAATATTTTCTTCACCTATAAAATCAAACTCTTCAGTTCTCTCATCCAACACACTTTTATTATTTTTATATGTCATTTGTTTTTCTAATATGATTTGTTCTTTATTTGCTTTCATATCATCTATGTAATTTTGTTGCATTGAAATTTTTTCAACTGCAAGTTCAAACTGATAATCTAGTTCTTTTATTTCATCAGTAAGATCTTTTATTTTTTGTTTTAATAACATACCCATAATAGAAAATATTTTTATATCAAGTATTTCCTCAACAACTTCTCTACGATGAGATGCCTTGAGTTGCATGAAAGGAACAAATGTAGATGATCCTAAAATAACCACTTGTGTAAATGATCTATAATTTAATCTTAATACATTTTGTTCTAAAAACTTTTGATAGTCTCTAGAGTTGGCATCTTGATTTACTAATATACTATCACAATATATTTCAAAAATATTAGGTCTAATACCACGAATAATTTTCCATTCTTTCGTTCCTATACTAAATTCAACTTCAACAACTGTCTCTCTATCATTAATAGAATTAACTAATTGTGATTTACTAATTACACGAAAAGGTTTTCCAAAAAGTGAAAAACATAATGCATCAAGTATTGTTGACTTACCTGCACCATTCTCACCCACAATAAGTGTGGTGGCATTTTTATCTAAAGGTATCTCAGTAAAAGTATTACCTGTTGAAAGAAAGTTTTTCCAACGAACACAATTAAAGTTTATCATAAAAACAATCTCCAAAGACCAATAGTATTCATTATTGTAAACCAAAAAGTTAACACCATAACCCAAGCAGACTTTCTATAGTATGCACCGACAAACCCTGTGGTACTAGCAACAAAGTAAAATGGTAAAAATATATCTGGTCTAGGATCTAAAACTGTATAAGTTAAAATCATACTACCATTAATAACTGCGATTGCACTTATCATCTCAAAGTAAAACGCAAGTTTATGTGACTGATAACTATCAATCCAAAATGCTTTTATTGAATCTATCATAATTCTAAATCTTGGGCCTCGTTATATAATCCTCGCATAATTCTTTTTATTCTATCTTTATCTAATTCTATTTCTAACTCATCTACGTATTTGTTTATTAATGTTGTTGTATCCTCTGCGTATTGAACTATGTCATCTGACACTGTATCGGCAGATAAATCAGAAAAGTCTTCGATTACCTTTACATCATGACAATTTGCTTTCATTAGTCTTTCCATGAATCTATCAAACTGATATAAATCCTTTTTATTTACAATAATAACTTTTACGAATTTGTTACTATATTGTGCGACATCATGATTTTCATATGCCGTCTGTGTGTCATCATAATAGATTTTTTCATGCATTCTAAAAGGGTTTAAAACTCTTGTCAATTCTAAAGTTTCAGTATCAAATATATGAAATCCTTTTGTATCATTATAATCATTCCAATAAATCTCATAAGGAGCACCGAGATAATATATTTGACCATCATCTGATTTGTGATGATAGTGACCAGAAAAAACTGTTTGAAACTTTGAGAACAATCCTTTATCAACACCATGATCACTTACTATACCTTTGTTCATTTGAAAACCTTTTATTTCTAAATGACCCATAACAATACTTGCAGTAGTTTGGTCAATCATACCCTCAGTGTATATTTGATTTTGTGGTGTAATCCAAGGTAAGAATAAAATATCTAATCCACCAATATTAACATCAGTTGGATCTTCATATATTTTTATTTTATCAGATCGACCATCAATAAGTTCTCTTAATGAATTTACATCATTTGTATTTTTAAAAAAAATATCATGATTACCTACAAGACAATGAAAGTCTAACTTCATATGATTTATTGGCAACATAAATCTTTCTCTAAACTCTTTTGCAGTTTTGATAGATACGTATTTTCTTCTATCCATTAGATCGCCTAAGTGAATAACTGTTTTAATATTGTGTTGTTGTAAATAGGGAAAGAAAACTCCCTCGTAAAACTGAAACATATATTCTAGAAAAAAAGAATTATCATTTCTTGCACCAAAGTGCGAATCACATAATATAGCAACTTTCATTAATCGTCCATAAACTCCTCAAGGCCTGATGGTCTCTGTGATTTTTCTTTTTCTTTTGTTTTATATACAGGTTCATCAGGTAGTATTATAGTAGGATCAAATCCATGAATACTATAGTTTGTTGAATCCATAGGTAAAACATCATGTGTGCGGTATTCTTCTTTTTCAATTATCTTATGTTTAATATGTGTTTGTTTTTTCTCTTTTTGTATTCTTCTTATGAATGCAAAGTATATTATTTGTGTGAAATACGCAAAAGGATTATTGGATTTATTAGGGTCAAAATTGTAAACATATTGTAAACAATTTTCTATTCCGTCTGAAATCATTTCATCTCGATAAGTATAATTTATGAAGTTAGGTCTAAACGATAAACCATTCGCAATCTTTAAAAAACACTCACCAACGTAATCTGGTACTGGTGGCATATTATCGCCAACTGCTTCTGCATCCTTACACATTTTTTTAAACTTTTTCATTTCTTCTAAAAGTTTTTTATTATCTACATAATGTTGTGGATTTTTTTTGGTTTTTGCCATGTCATAATCTATCACTTTATGGGATAAAAGTCAACAAAAAAATATTTTTAGTGTAGGATTTTTTTCTTAACAGATTTTAAAGGTTCTAAAGCCTCTAGGTATTTTTTAACTTCTTCTTCGTCAAAGTCTTCACCCAACTCATTATAATCTCTTGCTTCCCAATCGTGAATTTTAAGTTCTTGTTTTTCGCCTTGTTCAAGTTGTCTGTAGTAAAAAGTTTTTAAACCTTCAGATGCAGACATGATAGTTGTAATTGAATCTTTTCTTACTTTACATATTTTTTGTTCAGTGTAAGGATACAACCATCTTGATAATGTTAAAGACTCAACAATACCTCGTTTAGTTGCTCTAGGAATTGTTAACATTTTCATTGGATTTTCTATTGATATATAATCACCAACGTCTTTAACAACGTTACATATTACTTCTTCGCCTGAATTAAATTTTATTATTTGTTGTGACATATGTTTACCTTATCTATTTTACAATAAATACAGCGTATCTATTTTATATGTAAAACTTTCCTCGTTGTATATATTTATTCTTTCCTCAAAGTGTAATAGTGTGTAATTCTTCTTTCCTTTATATGATAAATCATCGCAGATATCATAAATTAAAACGGAATCTTTACTTGTGGACTTACGCAACCCACGGCCAATTGATTGGAGCACACGTATTCTGCTTTTACTTGGACTTGCGAACACGATGTTATTAAGATTAGGAATATTAATACCAGTAGAGAAAGTACCATATGATGCAATAATGATTGAATTATTTGAATTGTTAACAAGTTCTCTAACCTTCTCTCTATCTTCAGCACTTGTGCCTCCATGTACATAATGAGTATTATCACCTTTCATCATATCGTATAATACATTACCATGTTTTTCGACTAACTGAAATAGACATAGAGTGTTGCCTTTCAATTTTTTACATAAATTAGTGATAAAATTATTTCTTTTATTGTGACTAACAAGAAAATTTATTTCTTCAGAATATTTATGATCCTTTACTTGTTTACTTTCATTCTCGTTGTATTTAAGAACGATACAATTTGCATTCAGTTGTGCCAATGTTTTTTTATCCATAAGTTCTTTTGTAGAGATAACTTTTTCTACTTTTCCAAACAAACCTTCTAATACTAATCTATGTGTTTGTGTTCCGTCAAGTGTTCCTGTAAATCCAAAACGATAAGGACAATCTTCTAATTTTTCCATAATGTTAGTTAATGACTTTGCTTTAAATGTATGTGCTTCATCACCAAAGATACACTCATATTGATCAAAATATTTTTTATTAAGTTTATATAAAGATTGCCAAGTTGATATAACCACAGATTTATCTGTTTGTTTATCATGACCAGAGTAAATTTTATGTATGTTACTTTCAGTCCAACCGTATGAAATAAAATCATTTGTCATTTGTTCTACAAGTGAAGTTGTCGGTACTAATATCAATATTTTTTTATTCATCATTCTATAGTAACGCACTAAACAATATATGATATATGATTTACCTGACGCAGTAGGTGATAACAATAATCCTCTTGATTTTTCTATTGCTGTGCATATTGCATTGAATTGATAATCTCTGGCATCAAAAGGTATTTTTAATGATTTAATAAATCCCTCAACATCTTTTGGATCTATAGATTTATTATCTTTTACATTATCATGTAGAATATATTTTAATTCATTGTTTTTAAAAAAGTCCTCTAGATAAGATAATAAACCAACATAAATTTTATTTGTTTTTTGAGAGAATAAACGAATTTTGCCATCCCATATTCTATTACGATATGCTGGCATAAATTTAGCACCTGGCACTTCAAACTCAAAAAAGGAACTTAGTTCTTTTGAGACATGTGGTTCACATTCAACTTGTAAATGAACATCATTTATTTTGTGAACAAATATTATATTTTTATTTCTATCTTGTCTTAACTTCCATTGTATCCAATCGCCGTATCTTGCAGGTTCTTTTTTGTCTAACATTATTAAACCATTCCAGCTTCAAACTTTTTCCATTCAATAGCATTTTTAATATCCCACCCTCTTGCCTGTACTGACTTTAGTACATGATCAATATATTTTGTTGTTGTCTCTAAATATATAATTTTATTTTCTGCATCAATAATATCTTTATCAGACTCTATGTAAATATGTAAATCATTTTTTAATACTTTAAGATCAAATGGTTTAGTTACATAAATTTTTGCGTCTGCTTTACCGCCATAGTATTCCCACTTTTCTTTATATAAAACTTTATATTCACCTTTTGCCTTTGCAAGTAAAAAATCAAAGTTAGTTTTGTAATCAATAAACTTTGCATACAATTCTTGATTTCTTAAAGACTCTGTGTCTAAGTGATCTTTATCTACGGGTAATTCTTTGTAAACGATTTGTTTTAATTCATCTAAGGTCATAATAAGTATCCTAACATAATATTAACTAAAAGTCAATTATAATGTGATTATTTCGTAATATTTATATGTAAATTCTGATGTTGCTTTTATGTAAGTAACATCTGTTTCTTCTTGTGTAAACTCTAACGCTGATAATGTTGTTGGGTATAAATCTTCAAATCTTACTTCAACTAAAGGATTATTTTTATTTGAAAGTATTGTTAATGTTGCATCTGAAAACATTGGGTTAGCAGGTGTTTGTAGTTGTACTTTACCGATATCGTTAGTAGTATCTTTTCTTGTAACGTTTGATGTGTTTGATGTTGTACTTCTATGTGTTGCGAATTGTTGTCTTGACTTAGGAAATCCAATCGCTAATAACCAGTTATGTAATTCAATATAATTTTCTAAGTTTTCTGACACTTGAAACCCTATTGTTAGATTATCAAATGTTAGTTCGTCACCCTGTACAGGTATTGGTTTAAATGGTGTAGGAAATATTGTTTCCCCTAAACTAATACCAGGTAGATTACAATTAGTTACAAAAAACTCAACTTTAGGTATTTGAGTTATTGTAAATTTAAACTGTGTAGGACTTACGTAGTCCATTGTTGTTGGTTGTCTTGAAACTGTCGCCATGATATTATTTAGTAGAAATAAAAAAGGGGGCCGAAGCCCCCTCTAATTTTTGTTGTAATCGAGATTACATTAAGTTTGCAACTTTAACTCTTCTGTAATACTTGTTAGTATTTGCAACGATTGTGATCGCTCCATCTTCACCTGCGGCTCTTTGACCTAGGTGGAATGGGTTTGCAGCGATACCGTATCGAGTTTTAAAGCCAATCTTTGGTTGGAATGTGTTCTCACCAACTGCTCTCACCATTTGTAGTGGAACATATGGGCAATAGAACATACCAGCATCATAAGGTGATGTACCTTTGTAACCAACAATGTAGTATTGTGAAGCAGATACGTTTGCAGCATATGGATCTACATATACTCTGTATCTACCGTTTAATACACCAGCGAAAGTTGTTGATGTATCATCTACGTTTAAGTTAGTTGATAATGCAGGTGTGTAATCAAGAACACCAGCCATTTGAAGTGCAGAAGCAACATCAGCAGATGTGATGATGATGTTTCCTTTACCTCTACGTGTCTCTTGACCGATTGCGTTTGCATCTCTCTCAAGTCCAAATAAAAGTCCTTTGAACTTTTCTACAGACCAACGACCGTTTGAGTCTGTGTCTAAGTCAAAGATACCTGCATTTGTTGTATTAACTTGAGCACCTTTTACAGCTGATACATAGATGTTTCTTATAACTTCTCTGTTAATCTCTGTTAAGATTTCTGCTGATAAGATGTTTGCAAGCTCAGTTTCAGCGTCTAAACCATGGATTGCTTTAAGATCTTGTGCAAGTTCCATTGTGTACTCTGCTTTTAGAGCTCTTGATACTGCTGTTACAGTATGTTTCTCGATTGAGAATGCCATTTCTGCGAAAGCGTCAGCTGTAGTATCACCTAAAGCTTCTGCCTGTGCAGTTGTTTGACCAGTAGCAGATGTGTAAGTTCCAGCAGGTGAATCGTTAAGAACAGCAGGGTTAGTACCTGACTGATCACCGGCACCTGTGTCGCCTGCAGCGTCTTGGTTAGAAAGAAATGGAATTTCTTCATCAAATAACGCTTGTGCGCCTGCTTGTGATTTTGCTCTTGCTCTCATTGCAAAGATAAGACCTGTTGGGCCAGTCATTGGCTGAACACCACAGACATCGTATGCAATAAGGTTTGGCATTGATTGTCTTACTAATGAAATTAGGATTGGGTCCCAATTGTCAATTGAAGAACCAGTTGCGTTTGTTGGTGCAGCTTCACCTAAGAACGCTCTGTCTTCTCTTAACGCTTTTTCTTGGTTTTCCAAGATGACAGTAGTAACAGCTCGTCTGTAGGCATCATCGATCTTTGGTAATTCGGGATGCTCAAGGACTGGCTGCCACTTCTCTTGTAAGTTTTGTGTTTGAAACATTTGTCTCTCCTCTTATATCTTACTATTTATTATTTCGCACTCTTGACTGTTCTGCCAATTGCAGACATATAGGCTGCAATTGAACTGTCTTCGTTCAAGTCCTCTACAGCGGTGCCAGTTTCTACTTCATCATGTGTTTCGGTTTGAACCTTCTGTTTTGGGAAGTAGGATTCTTTAAGTGTATTTAACTTTTCAGTGTAAACACCCTCTTCAGTGTATTCTACGTCTTGAGCAAGAGACTCAAATTTTTCAATTTCTGTATCGGTTAAATCAGATGTAACATCTTTAATAACCTTTTCCTTGATTAGTGATCCGTTAGATTTTTTAGATTCAACAACTTCTTGAATTGTTTTTTCTAACTTTTCTTCTAATTTAGAAATTTTATCAGCTTGTGCCTCAAGTACATCGTACTTTTCGTCAGGCACATCGATGTAATGATCTTCAAACAATGTTTTTAGACCTGAGATGAAATCTTCAGCGATTTCGCCTTTGAGACCACGCTCAAGAGCAAGTTCGTTTTCTTTCATCCACTCTTCAACGACATAGTTTAAATAGTTATCAACTTTGTCTGTTAAAGTTTCGTGTACATCAGCAACTTCAGTTCTTAATTCTGACTGATATTCTTCTTCTAATCTTTTGATCTCTTCTCTGATCTTAGATTTTACAGCAGTTTCAAAAATTGTTGCAGCTTTAACTTTAAATTCTTCTGAAAGATTGCTATCAGATGATAGTAATGCGTCAACGTGTTCTTTAACGTTTACAGATGCTAGTCTTTCTTCAGTCTTTGCATCTTTCTCGTCATCGTTTGGATGACCCATTTCGGAATGATAAGCAGCATGAAGTTTTTCCATTTTGCCTTTAGTCATCTTGTCCATTCCGTTCATCATCTCTTTATACATCTCATCTTTGGTCATGTTCATAGCGTTCTTCATGTAAGTTGCATATAATTCAACCATGTCGTCTTTTTTCATAGACTTCATAGCCTTCATCATATCCTCTTTCATCTTGTCATGATCCATTTCCTTATGCATACCTTCCATACCACTATCAGCATTCATTTCGTCCTCATCTTTATCGTGAGCGCCAGCTTTTAGTTTTTTCTTGTCCTCATCGTCTTCATGAGCACCTTCTTTATGGACTTTTTCCATTTTATGGACTTTTTCCATTTTATGCATACCTTCTTTATTCAGATCGTGCATTCCTTCTTGTTTATGTTTTTTCTCTTTTAATTTTGGTTGAGGTTCTGCTGGAACTTCACCCTTTTGTGCAGGGTCATTAGTAATCTCTTTACCGGATTTCCCAGCAGCAACAGATGAAGCACCCACTTCAGCAGGTTTAGCACCTTTTTCTACGTTTGTTGCACCATCTTTTGGAGCAGCAACCATAGGATCGCTTGGGCCAGCATTCTTTTTAGGAGCATCGTGTGCGGCTTCTTCGAGTTCAGCCAAAACTTCCGCTTCTAATTCCTCAATGGTTTTGTCTAGTTCGTTAGCCATGGGGATGTTCTCCTTTTATTGTATTTATACATAATTATTTATAAATTAAAGCATTTTAAGAAACTTAGCAAACTCTAGTGCTTGTTCCTTATTTTGTCTTGCTCTAACTCTTTTGTCAATTCTTTCTTTCATTTCATAAACTTGTGCCTCTACAAGTGATCCATGATCCCAAACCCATTCTTTACCTTCCATGATGCCCTCTACGAAGGCGGAAGGTGCTGATGGATCTGCAACAATATCACCTGCTGTTGCAAGTTTAAAATCGCTTTTCACATAGTTTACACCACCTTTTTGGTCTAAACTCCCCATACCTCTTGATGAAACTCCTAATGTTGCACCCTCATCCATAAGTGATTTAACAATCTCACCCATAGGTGTTGACATTATCTTAGCTTCTCCTATAAAATTATCACCCTCTGGTTTTAGACTTGTAATCATATGTGATACTCTGTCTAAGTTTACAGTTGGACCATCTGGGTGACCAAGTTCACCAAAAGCTCTATTCTTTTGGATAAACTTTGAGTCATAGTTTTTTACTTCTTTCATAAGAACATCACGTGGGTAAACCCTTCCGTTTCTATTCTTTATGTTAGATTGCATAAAGATACCTTTTATTTTGTAATCTTTTTTGCCATTATCTTTTTCTTCTATAATATAGTTTGACGTACTAAAGTCATTCGCCTCTGTAATAAGTTTTACTGTATTCATTAGCTTAAGTTATCAAACCCCGAAGTCTTTCTAAATTTTAATATTATGAATCCTACTGAAGCAGATCCATTTGTTAATAAAACATCACCAGTAACACCACTGCCGGCATTGTTTGCTATTGCAGGCAATCCAACTGCTTGTGTATTGAAATGTCCACTACCATTTAATGATAATGCGACAACATTAGATGTTGCGTCAAATAAAATATCAGTTGTTGATGCGACTGACCAACTACATGATACTAATGATAATCTAGGATCAGTAGATGCACCTGTTAAGGCAGAAGCGTCTAAAATACTTGCGGCTGAGTTTGTAGATGTTGTTGTGACTTTGATTACTGTCTCAAAATCTGAATCTCTTAATTCTTGTGTAACTAATGCCATGTTTTCCTTACTTTAAAATATCCATTGCTTCATTTTCAAAATAATCGTATAACTGTTTTTCAGGCACACGATACCTTTTCGAAACATCAGATATTGTTTTCTCAAAATTATTTAGGAAATTTGAGCCCTTAGTATCAAGCTTTTTAAACAATTCATCTACTGCTTTCTTCATTTTTGGCGCAAGTTTCCGATAAGATTTTGACTTTTTGTGTTCATCTTTTTCGAAAATAGATGTATATAAGTCGTTAAATTTATTCATCATCCTTTTCTTCTGGTTGTGTTTCAGGTTGTGTTTCGTTTTCAGTTTCGTCAGGTAAGTGATTTTTGACAAAACTTTGTGCAACTTCAACTTTTTTTGTTTCTATTGCGTCTGCAATCTTATCTTTCATAGTTCCTTTAAATGCATCTTCAGCATCTAATGTCTTTCCTTTTGCAAGTGCGTCAACTACATCTTTACTGCTCATTATCATCTCCTTGTGGTTGTTCAGGTTCTTGTGTCTTTATTGGTTCATTTGTTATACCATCGTTATCACCAATATTTACTCCACCTTCGTCTGGTGGATTACCTGCTTCTATATTAATTTGTTTTCTCATTTCCTCAATCTCATAGTCTGTTAATTTAAGGATATTTTTTTGTACCCATAATTTTGAGAAAAATGTTCCAACATAACCTTCAACTTGACCAAGTTGATCTAATTGCTCTCTTAGTATTTCTGCATCTTTCAACTCAGCAAAGTGTCCGTCTTTCATAAAGTCATATTGAATATGTTCTTTTATATTTTTCCACTCCTCTATATTAATTACATTTTTTAAAACTAATTGTGATTTTAAAATATCATTAAATAGTGGTGTAAACTTTTTTCTTATTCTTTGAACAAACTTAGTAAATTTAAGTTCGTCTCTTGTTATCTCAGTTGTTCTACCTAAAGAAAAGTTTTGTTCTGCTTCTAATCTTGAAATAGGAACATTTAGTGAACGATATAATTTTCTTTGAAAATAAATTATATCATCTATCTCACCTAAATTTTGTCCACCAGGTAATGTAGATATCTCTGTTCCTCTACCACCTTCTCTTCTAGGTAACCAAAAATCCTCTAACATTGACATGTGATTTCTATCATCACGAATCTCACCCGTCTTTGCATCGTAAACAAGTTTATTACGATATCTTTGCATCACATCTTTTAGATACTGTTCTGCTTTTACTTTTGGTAAATTACCTACATCAATATAAAATATTCTTCTCTCTGGTGCTCTTGATATTCTGTAAATGACAAGTGAGTCTTCAATCATTCTTAACTGATTAACAGGTTTAATTGCTTTATGCAAATAAGATAAAACTATATTTTTATTTGCATCAGTCAAACCAGATATACAATATGTAATAGCATCAGGTGATATTCTTACACCTTGAGTAGAATTCATATTATGTCCTTTTTCATTATACACATAATAATCAACTGATTTTTTAATTAACTCTGGCCCAGATGACTTAGGAACTTTAGTTACTTCTTTTACTTTTTTAATTTTTCTAGGATCGATGTATCTTACTTCTTTTATTCCTAACTTCGGATTTTTGTTATCAATAATTTTATGATAATATATTCTACCATCAATATACCATCTTCTAAAAATGTCATGACCCTTCGTATCAAAATCTAAAAGTTGTAATGTTTCATCAAAACACTCTCTTATTTTATCCTTAACATTTTTTCTGTATGGAAGTTGGTCTAGTACGATATTGACTGATTGATCTCTTTCGTTTGAAACTATCGCTTCATTAACAATATCTTCAATAGCACTATCGCACTCTGGTTGTTGTGATATATCTCGATAACGTTTTATGAGATCATACTCACTTCTATCTCTTCCGTCTTGATCTAAGACAGTAGCATAGTGACCCCCACCTGCGATTTCAACTGTTCCGTCATCAGCTGAGGGTTGAGTAAATTTCTCTGTGCTATCGCTATCTTTGATTCTCTCGAATTTAAATCCGAATAATTCTGCCATAATAAGCTCCTACTGTTATTTATAGTAGGTAAATTAGAAGTTCACGCCACTTGTTTCAAAGTGTTGATATCTCCAAGTCACCTCAAATTCTTCCAATGCATTAGTTGTATCGTAAGATAAATCAACCTGTCCTATTGCCTGTGGAAAACATGCTCTTAAAATATAAGTTTTAAGAACTGTATCATCTCTATCTAATTGATCAACAAACAAGTCTGCTTGATAATCAGTTGCAGAGGTAACACCTGTGTTTTCTGCAAGATCGTTGATACCGTTCATCCACCTTTCAATAGCATTTCTTACATTGAAAGTCGTATCGTTGATGAAAGTGGTTGACCAAGTTTCAAACTCTCTATCACCTGCGATATATACATTTCTTCCTCTGAAAGGCACCGGAATCTCTCCAAGTGTTTGACCCGGTAAGTTCGATGCCTTACATAAGAATGAAGCATTTCTAACATCTAAACCAATTGCGATACCTGTTGGAGGTGTAATAGTTACTCTGAACTGATTAGCACGAGCACCACCACCTGCAAGATTAGCTTTAAAATCGTCTATGTTTGCCATTATACTGCTCCTGCTACTTCAGTGAACGCTACACCTGTTCGTGTCGCCACAAAGTTTAGTTGGATAAAGTTAATTGATCTATTTGGTTTTACAAAGATGTCTGCGACAAATTCGTTTCTATCAATAACTTCACCTGTGTTATTTGTTGTATCTGCTATAACTCTAAAGTCTGTGATACCTCTTCTACCTTGTACGTCTCTTAGGAAAGGTTCAATCAAACTTCTAAACTGAGCTCTTGTAAATTCATCGTTGAACTCAAAGAGTTGGAATTTAGCAGCTGTTGAGATTGCTTTTTCTAATAAGATAAACAATCTTCTAACGTTTATTCTATCAAATGCTGAAGGATTTGTCAATGCTGTTTTATCACCAAATAGAACAACACCTTGACCTGGTTGATTGATAACTGGGTTGACTCTTCCTCTGTACAACTCATCTCTTTGTGTTTGATTTGGGTTGTAAGCAAGTTTGATTGCATTTCTAATTCTACCTCTGTTATATCCAGCAGGTGAGAAGAATGAATCTGCTACTGCATCTGTTCTTGCACATGTTCCAGCAACATCGCCGTTTAGAGGTACAAATCTAAATGTATCGTTGTATTTGTCGTACATGTATTTGTATCCACTATCAAGAACTAAGAATGATGAACTTGGAACAGTTGCCGCATCTTCACTTACTCTCTGAGTTTGTGTTGCTGAGTCTGTAACTCCTACAACTGCACCTCTACGAGGTGATACAAAACCAAGACAGTCTTTTCTTGCAGTAACAATGTCGTTAATCATTGTTGCATGTGTATCGTATGCTGATTGTGAATCTGCTACGATTGATGATTCACCACCAAGAATTAAGTTTACATCTTCAGTTGCATCATCTTCAAACTTTTCATATGCAGTTTTTGTTTCACCAGCGGTCACAGCATAATCATCTGTTCCACCAGTTAGTTCATCTACAACAACAACAATAACGTCTGTAAATGCTGTTGTTCCTGTTAAATTAGTTC